ACCGCGATTCGAACAGGAGCCTATGCGAATTCCATGGAGCCGCGAAGAGGAAGCCAAAGTCTTTGACCAGTACCCTCGTGGCGTCGCTATAAGCGACATCGCAAAGGAACTTGGCCGAACCGAGAGCGCAATTCGGCTAAAGGCTCAAAACATGGGCTTACGGTTTGCGTCTGGAGCCAACAAGGGCTTCAAGATCGCAACCGAAGTTCCTTCACCCAACCGATCGGTCGAGAAGATTTTCGAAGACCAGCGGGCCGAATACGAAGCCAAGCGCGGCCGGCAGAAAGTCAAGGCCGAAGGGATTCGGATCGAGCTCGAAGACGCGGGGCCTTACGCTCTCATGTTTACGGGCGATCCACACGCCGGAGACGACGGTTGCGATCTCGGGCACCTTGCCTCGGATCTTCAAATCATCAAAGACACGCCCCACATGTTTGGGGCGAACATGGGCGATCTGACAAACAACTGGATTCGAGCCCTTGGCCACCTTTACGCCAAGCAGCACACCACTGACGGCGAAGAACTTGCGTTGATGCGCTGGCTCATCGGCGCGGCTGATTGGCTATTTGTCATTTTAGGCAACCACGATAAGTGGGGCCCACTCGCGGCGGCGGTTTGCGAGAATGCGGGCGTGATGGCTGTCGATCACGGGTCCATGTTTCGAATCGTCTCGGGTGATTCAGAGCTACTGGTTGACGCTCGGCACACCCACAAAGGGCACAGCATGTACAACCCTGGCCATGCTCAACTCAAGAAGAACTATAGAGGCAGCCAAGCCGACATCATCATCGGAGCCCACACCCACACCAGCGCGTACACGCAGATCAAGAACGGCATTACCGGCAAAATCGGCCACGCCATTCGAGTAGGCGCTTACAAAAAAGTCGACGAGTACGCGGATCAGCACGATTTCGAAGACGGCGCGATCAGCCCGTCAGTGGTTGCCGTAATCGACCCCAGCGCGGACGAGGTTGGCAAAGTGACCATTTTCCACAACCCACACCACGCCGTGACGTTTCTTCGTGCGCTGCGGGAAGCTTGGGAGATGGAAGAAGCAGCGTGACCCTGAGATCCCATGGCTAAGATCCGTCTCAACAGGTCCAAAACGGTCCGCAAATTTCGCGACAAGGCGGCGAGGGCTCGGGCTAGAGAAAACGCATGGCGCATAGTCCAGAAACCAAAGCGCGCGCACTAGCGGACTACTTAGAGATCGGGTTTACGGCCACGATCCAAAAGCACGGGATCGGGCGCAAAACGCTTTACGAGTGGATCAAAAGCGCGGGAAGCTTGGACACACCGAGAACGCCCAAGATCAAGAATTCAAGGTCATCACGGGCCGCCGTTGCGAAGTACGTGCCGGAAGCTGGATCCGCTCCGATTACTAGACCAGCACCAACAGCAGAGCGGTTCGACACTGCACTTCGAACGTTCCTGATTTCCACCGTTGATATGCTTCAGGCAATCACGGAAACTTGCTCCGATCCCGCGTTTATCAAAGAGAATCCAGAAGGCGCGAATGTCCTGGTCCAAACTGTTCTCGCCAGAGCCGACATGCTCGCTGCCATGGTTCGAGAGCCAAGCCCCGAGCAGCAGCAGCCCGAAGAGTAACGCGGGTTACCTAGACTGGTACAAGACCACGATTCCCGGCACATGGACAGTCCCAGATCATGTTCGACTCATCGCTGAAGCCCTCGACGCGGTGGACCGAGGCGAGATCGACCGGTTAGCGATCCACATGCCGCCGAGGCACGGAAAGTCTGAAACGATCACGGTTCGGTACCCGGTCTATCACCTGCTGAACCATCCGGATCAGAACGTCCTAATTACCGGCTACAACGAACGGTTTGCTCGCAAGTTTGGCCGCAGAACTCGCAACATCGCCAAAGAGCGCGGGCTTGTGGCTTCAGATAAGGCGGCAGCGGACGAGTGGTCAACCACCGGCGGCGGGCTTTTTATGGCTCGCGGCGTGGGCTCACCTCCGACCGGAACCGGATTTAACCGTGTTGTCATTGACGACCCGATCCGAAGGCGCGAGGATGCAGACAGCGAGACGTACCGCGAGAAAACCTGGGACTGGTACAGCGAGGACCTTTACAGCCGTGTCGAGCCTAGTGGCGCAATCATCATGGTCTGCACGTTGTGGCACGAAGACGACGTGGCCGCGAGGGCAAAGGCGAGCGAGCTTGGTAGGTGGCACACGCTCAACCTTCGAGCGATCAGCGACGAGGGCAACGCGCTTTGGCCCGATCGGTTTGACGTTGAAGCCCTGACGCGGATCCGCTCCGTGATGGGCGAGTACGGGTTTGAGGCGCTGTATCAGCAAAACCCGACCCCGCGAGAAGGAAGCTTGTTTAAGGTCGGGATGCTCGAAATCGTGAACGCGGTCCCGGCTGGACTACCAAAGGCCAGGGCGTGGGACATGGGCGCGACGGCGAACGACGGCGACTATACGGCAGGGTGCCGCATCGAAGGTCCTGACACGAGCGGCATCTACTACGTGACCGACGTTGTACGCGGTCAGTGGGAACCAGCCGAGCGCAATCGGATCATCAGACAGACAGCGGAGATCGACGGGGTTGAGTGTCGCATCCGTGGGCCTCAAGATCCAGGTGCGGCCGGTAAAGAGTCGGCGCACATGTTTACGCGAATGCTGGCGGGGTTCTCGGTCAAGACCGCGCCCGTGACTGGCGATAAACAGCTTCGCGCGGAACCGTTAGCCGCCCAGGTCAACGCAGGCAATGTGAAACTTTTACGCGGAGATTGGAACCGGGCCTACATCGAAGAATTCCGGACGTTCCCGAGCGGGAAGCACGACGACCAGGTTGATAGCTCGACCGATGCTTTTAGCACTTTGCGATCCACGCGCCAATCGGAAGTCCGCGCACCCATTTTGAGATCCTATGTATAGCAAGCCCGAAGACTTGATTGGAACGGTACACAACCCGCCCGGGTTTGATGCCGCGCGGGCGTACAGCCGTCAATCGAAGGCGTATTTTGGGCTTCAGCCGTACCCTCGATGGTCTCCGATGACCAAAGACTGGAAGATCGAGACGCGCGGCCCGCTGCCTCGATGCCAGCCGTTTGTTCGTCGGCTCATTCAAAAGGGGGCGGTTTGGTTGTTTGGAAAGCCTCTTACGTTTCGGGCGGCAAGCGATCACACACTCAGCGCGGCGCTTAACGACACTTGGGCGGCGGCTTCGATGGGAAGCCGGGCGGTTTCGCTTGGAGCTATCGGCGGTCTGTCGGGTGGCGTGGTCCTAAAGTTTTCGTTCGACCCTAAAAAATCGGACCTTCCATCCATTTCGGTCCTCGACCCAGGCGAACAGACTCGGCTTTATTGGGACGCGTTTGACTGCAACAAATTGTTGATGGCGCGGGTTCAATTCCCGTACATCGACCCAACATCGGGTCGGAAGTTCTGGTACCGCGAAGATTGGACGGACTCGCTCCATGTGACTTACAAGCCGTTCGAGGATTCGGGCGCGTTCTCAACTCACGATACAATCTACGAAAACGCCAACATCGCCGACAAAAATTCAGGGTGGCAAGTAGAAAAATCCACGCCTAATCCGTTCGGGATCATTCCGCTCTGGTACATCCAGAATCGCAACTCGGGCGCGGATATTGGCGAGGGCGATTTGTGGCAGTACTTCCACATCATCGACCAGATCAACTTTACGATTGACCTTGCCCATAAGCACAATCAGAAGCATATCAGCCCCGATAAGGCGTACATCGACCTTCAACCGCCAGTTAGTGACCCGGCAATGTCGGGCGCGCCTATCGAGTCCGAAGTTCTTGAAACCATCGAAGGCAAACCGTCACAAGGCAAGGTCCAAGTTCTTGAGACGGACGGCTCAATGCGGCCGCACATCAAGCAGTTTTTAGACGACCTTCTTCGGGACCTATTCCAGACCATCGGCATGGTCGATGTTTCGCCCGACTCCATCACGAATAAAGGCAACCTGACGGCGTCGGTACTTACCCAGCTTTACGCCCCGCTCATCGAGACGACAAGCCTAAAACGTGGCTCCTACGGCGAGGACGGTATTGCTGTTTTCATGGAGCGAATGTCCACCGGCATGGCAAACCTCGGAGTAAAGCCGTGGAAGTCAGGCGTAGACGTGCAAATCGTTTGGCCTCCGATGATTCAAGAATCCGAGGACGAAAAGACCGCCCGAACCGCGCGAAAGACGGCAGAAGTTGCCGCCGGATTCGACACCCCAATTAGGGCCGCGCGAGAGATTTTGACCCAAAACAACGGCGTAATTGACGTTGACGACGTGTTGACGCAGTTACCGCAAGCTGACCCGTCCAGCCCCAACGACGGAGAGGAAACTAATGGCACAGACACCACAAGCACCACTCGCAGAAAGCAAGCCAAGAAATTGGCGTGACGACCAAAAGAAGGGCTATGTAGCCCATTTTGACCCCGAAACGGGCCAGTTTGACGGACCATCCGACGCGTTTGTTTGGTTTGGGCTTCCATACCAGGGATCTCCGTGGTCAGATGAAAAGATCGGCATGGACGGGAAACCGTTCAAGGTCTCGTCTTACATTGACCCCGACAAATTAAGCCAGGCACTTGGCAGCACGGCGGTCGAATGGGTTGAGTGGGACACCGAAACCCAGTGCAACGTGTACCGGAGGCTTGCGTGAGCGAAGTAATCCCGCCAGTAGACGGCGAAAACAGCACGATTCGCACCCTTCGAGAGTCACGCGAAAAGGCAGTTGGCGAGTTAAAGGCAGAACAGGAGGCGCGAGCTGCGCTGGAGGCTGAAAAGGCCGAGTTGGCCCTCAAACTTCAGGCGTTTGAGCGGTCTCAGCTTGACGAGCAGTCTCGGCTGAAACTTGAAGCCGAAGAGGCTAGAGCGAAGGTTGCCGAACTTGAGCCCATCAAAGGTGAAGTTGAGCGGTACCAAGCGGCTTTTAAGTCCCTGTACGAGACAGAATTAGCTTCCGTGCCGGACGATGTTCGCGCCACGGCTGAAAAGCTAACGTCGGCTGGATCTTATCCAGACCGGCTCGAATCGCTTCGGTTATTCAAGACCACGGTTCCCGCGTTGCAGACGGCAGGAACCCGAACGGCTCCGGTTACGCCTCCAGCTCCGCAAGCTACGCAACCCAACCCGAACGTGGTTTCGGCGGACCCTTCGACTTGGGGCAAGATCGCGTACTCCGACGCTCTGGCACAGACCGCCAAGGTCTAACCCGACTTCAATCTCATAGGGCGCGACCGCTTCGCGCCTCGGAACAACAAGCGAGAACGACAACTAAAGGAGACAGCTTATGCCCGCAGGTATTAGCACAGCATCACTAACTCTCCAGCAGTACGCAGCGCAGTCCAACGAGCCGTTGGTCCAGCGCGTCGTTTTCTCGCTGTTGGAAGTCGGCTCGGTTCTGAACGATATTTCGTTCCAAACCAACGGATCACTTAAAGCAAACGGTAGCCGAATTGTTGGCGCGTTGCCGACCGTCGGCTATCGACGGCTCAACGAAGACACCACGACCGCTTCCGGTACGGCTCAGCCGTTCCAGGAGCAGGCATACATCATGTCGAACACGATCGACATTGATCGCTTGCTGATGATGGATGTCAACCAGATCGGCGATCCGTCGGCGGTTCAGGTCGATATGTGGCTCAAGGCCGCGTCTTACGACTACACCGATAAGTTCTTCAACAACAACCACACCAGCGGTGACCCCAAAATGGTCATTGGTATTCGGCAGCGGCTTGATGACCCAACCACTTGGGGCACCAACACCGCTTGCAAGATCAACGCTGGCGGCGTGGACCTTTCTGATAGCGGGTTGACTTCGGCCAACGCCAACGTCGCTATTCGCTACATGGAGCAGATGCTCGACGAAATCGGCGCACCCGACGGCAACGATGTGGTCATTTACATGAACCGCAACCTTCGCCGACGATTCCAGCAGGCTATCCGATCACTCGGAGCTGGCGGCGGTTTCGATATGACGACTGACGCTTTTGGTCGCCGACTCTTGACGTTCCGAAACGCGGTCATTCGAGCTGTTGGAACCAAGGCCGATCAGTCCACGGAAATCATCACGAACACCGAAACTTCGGCCGGCGCAAACGGTTCGAGCACCTATTCCTCCATCTACGCGGTTCGCTACGGTGATAGCGCGTTAAATGGTTGGCAGATGGAGCCGATCCGCATCCAGAACCTTGGTCTTCGCCAGGACGTTCCCACCCAGAACCGAGTGTTCATTGAGTGGGCTTCTGGCCTGTACCAGGTTCATACCCGAGCCGTCGCGCGTGTTTACGGCATCAAGGTGGCCTAAGGAGTAACCATATGGCATACGACGCTCTACTTGCTCTCCAGTCTTCGGTCACTAAGACCGCAACGTTCAACGGTACGGGTGTCTCGATTCCTTTCGGGACCACCCGCCGAGGGCTGAACGCTCGCGTTATCTATTCCGCAGCGACCAACGCTTCGGGTAGCAACTCGGTTCAGTTCCAGGTTGACATTTCGCCAGACGGCGGTTCCACTTGGACCCGCTCAATCTTGTCGGACCCCGTGGTTCTAAGCACCACGGCTCAGGCTGGCGTGATTCAGATTCCGTTCATGACCCCCGACAACCGCCAAGCATGGCAAGTCCGTTTGACGGCAACGTTCAGCGGCGCGGGTTCGACTCCCACGATCACCTACTCGGCAGATATGGGCAACGCGTTTCCCTAACCAATAGCCCCGGACTTCCGGGGCTTCCCCTTTTATGGCAATCACTTACACGGCATGGCCTACGGTTACCTTTGTTCGAGGGCTTCTTGCGTCTACGCAGGTGTCTTTGCCTTCCGGGGTGACTGATGACATCGTGCAATCTCGCATTGACTCGCGGGTTGCCGAAGTTGGTCGCCGTACTCGCCGTGAGTTCTTGACCACCACCGAAACCCGCCAATTTAATGGTTCTGGCACGGGTGAGATGGTGGTCAGCGATTACCGCTCGATCTCCGCTATCCAGTTCTATTTGACGGCAGGCATCGGGGCGGTTAGCCTTGCCCAGTGGCAAGAAGTCAGCGTAGACGCAGGGCCAAAGAACCGAATCCACATCTTTGCAGGCCCAGCGTTCGCGTCGGCTGGATATTACAACAACTTCCCCGAGGGCCGGTCTAACGTCGCAATTACGGCAACGTGGGGCTATGCGGACTCGATTCCTCAAGACGTCTGGAACTCAGTCGCCGAGGCGGCCGCAGCCGACATTGTGGATGGGCTAAAGATCACCAACGGCGGCGTTCAGACGAGCATTAAAGACGACGACGTAACACTCAGCTTTTCCCAAGAAATGCTATCGAATCTAAGCCGCTGGGGCGCGAACTTTGAGGGCGTCTGTAAGCGGTACACCCGGGACCTCGGGACGTTCATGGCTCGCAAGCGGGAGCACCTGATCTAGTGGCGATTACGGGTTGGCAGGCGGTGGCGTTCACGGACTCGATGTCCATTTATCGTCAGGACGCGCGGGATCGGAATAGTCGCGGCGAATCGACCGGGCTTCGATTAGTCGCCTCGGGCGTGGCCTGCAAAAAGCACGATACCGACAACTACGACGCGGCGACACCGGTTGGACAGATCAAGCGAAACAACATCGACACGTCCGATAAGGTTGAGTGCGCTTTAACCGTGGACCTTCGAGCCGAGGACACGGTTTACATCACCACTTCGGACGGGCGCACGGACTATTTCAAGATCGCGGGTGCGACCAAAGGCCGAACCATTTTGGGCTATCAAAAAGGCTACATCACGATTGAGCCAATAGCCCCGACAATCATCTCGGGAGCGTGGGTCTCGTGACACTGAACGCCTTAATTGACGAGTTATTCGCGGCCGTCACTGCGACGTGGTCCGAGATTAGTGTCTCGAATGGGAACCTTATATCGAGCGTTCAGGCGACACAAGAACAGCTCATCGAGCGGTTCAACTCGGGGCAAGGGTCTACCCCTCGCGTGGTGGTCAACATCGGGCACACGATCCCCGATCCGGACTTTGGCAGTGCCAACAACGCGCAGCGGGCCATTGTTGGCATCTATTACATCACGCATAAGGGTCCAACCGTATCGAACGGCTCGCAACTACAGCAAGGCGATTTGGACGCCAAAATGAGGGCGCTCAAGACCTACATCGAGGGCAACAACTTCACCACGTTTCGGGAGACCAGTTTCGCGGGCGCGATCGACACTTCGGAAAGCAGCTCCGTGAATTCCATGACGCTTGCGGATTCAAAGACTTCGATCCTTTGCGGTTCGCTTCTTTACTCGAACGGGCTTCTCATTCTTGGCTAATGGCGCGAGATCTTGACCGATTGATGCCCGACATCATGTCGGCGATTGCTTCGGGTATGGCCGAAGGGTTGAAGCAAGGCAACGAGGTCGCCAAGGGTAAATCATCGGGGCCGTTCTCACTGAACCAGTTGGCGCGGATGGATCACCCCTATGCCACTCGGCACCCACAGGCAACGCTTGACCCTTCGACAATCAACGTTCAGTCCGGGGCCTTCCTCGCCGCATGGCAGACCGGAACGGTTCGGGTGTCGAAGTTTGACGTTTCAGGCTCGATTGTCAACGCGAACCCGGTCGCGGACTACCTTCAATTTGGAACCCGGCGCATGGTCGCAAGGCCGATTGTGCAAGCCATCACACCCGAAATCACTCGACTCGTCGAAGTGAACATCGAATCAGCCGTTACCCGCCAACTCAACGCACATTACGCCTAGGAGACATCTAACATGCCAGCAGTACCAAACCCACAGTTAGGAAAAGACCTAACGTCCTACACCGTCCAGGGTTATTCCAACTCTGGCGGCACTCTCACCCTCACCGGATCGGCGATCAGCATCAAAGCGATCCACCAGTCCCACAGCCTGCAATACAAAAACACGCTATCCGAAATCAACTCGTCCAGCTCGACGCGCCGAAACATGGTGAAGATCGACGGCGGGTTTACGATGGACATTAGCGTGTTTCTCGTCAACGACGGCACGGATCCAAGCCCGCTCGAAACGCTGGCAAACTCGGTTGACTACGTGAAAGTTGCATGGGTTACCGGCAATGTGACGGGATCCGTCGAAACTCACGCATTCAACGGCATCATTGAAGGGTTCAGCCGCGAATCTAGCGGACGAGACGCGCGAATCTGCAATTTCAGCCTCGCCGAGATCGACCTTGGAACTTCGGCGTACACCAGGACGGTGGCTTAATGGCTAAGCTTAACCCTTTGGCAATCACGCGGCCACCCATTGAGGCCAAGTTGCACGTTTGGGAAGATCCGACGCGCCCGGGGCTTAAATTAGATCTCAACCTACGCAAGCTGTCGCGGATGGACGTCGTCAATGCGGAAACGCTGACGACGATCAAAACGCAGCAGTACGTGACCGGTTCGGGCATCCCCGGGAAGTCTGGCTACCAGGCCCCCGAGTTGCTTCCTCCGATTGACGGTCAGCCAGTCCGCGTGAGCGAGTCCACCGTTCGCGTGGCTTGCTACATCGAGCGAGCGCAGGTTTGCGAAAAGGAAGACCGGTATACCCCTGAAGAGTTGATGGGGCTTATGGTCTCGGATGCGTTCTGCGACGGGCTACTTGCGGCCGTGGCTGAGATCGTGCCGAGCGACGACCCAAAAGAGCCGACTTTGCCGGAGCCCTCGCCAGACATTGCGTCCGAACCGGAGCCAGCAGCCACCCCGACGTCCTAGCGTTTCAATGTGACGCCCTATGGTCTATCAACGACCGGCTGGGCGCACTTTGCGACGCGCTGGGGGCCAAAGACGCGGGCCACGATTTAGACCCGCTGGGCAACCTTTGGATGAACGACCTTCTTGACATTGCCGACGAAGACGCCGAGATCGCGGCCCGTATCCAGGACATAAGATAAGCCATGGCAATCGTAATCGACGTTGGGTTCAAAGGGTCACCGGCTCTCACAAAGCTAAACAACACGGTTGACAACCTCAAGAAAGTCAACAAGCAGTTCGACTCTTTGGCCGGGAAAATCAACACGGCAAACACGGGTCTCGCTCGCATGAACTTGCTGCTGTTGAACGTGGCGCAAAACGCCAAGTCCGCGGCCAACGCTATTGGAGCCATCGGCGGGGCGAGGATCAGCACGGGCGGCAGCGGGACTTCTCGCGGCCCACGCGTGACTAAGCCCCCGTTGGCTTACGCGCACGATCCGAAAGCGGGCATGAACTACTATGCTCAGGCCGCAGCGGCGGGCGATCCTCGGGCCGGGAAGCTGTTTGCGAAGTACCGCAACATGTACGGCGCAGCTCAGCGCAATCAGGCCAGCGCGTCGGCATACTCTGCTGTCCAAAACCATCCGCTTGGGGCGCAACTTCTAAACGCGGTTTCTCGAACTCGATTTGGGAAAATGGGCGGGCAGATCCTAGGCGTTGACATGATGTCCTTGCTTGGCGGCCCAGGTGGTGCGGGAGCTATCTCGGCTATCCAAGGGTTTGGGGCAGCAGGAGCGGCAGGCGAAGCCGGGATGGGGGCAATGGGCGCGGCTGGACTTGCGGCGTTAGCTAGCCCGATCGGGATTGCAGTTGCGGCGCTCACGGGGCTGGCGGTCGCCACGGCGTTGGCTAAAAACGCAATGTCAGCATGGGGCCAATCGTTGGTGTCTGGCGGCGGTTCAGTCGGTCAGGCTCGGGCGGCAAACGCACTCAGCCAATTCACCGGCGTAGACGTTGCAGGGGTCGGAAAGAACATGGGGCCGGTCGCGGCAGGCATCGCGGGCGTTGGGGCCTTTACTGGGCCATTCGGGGCAAACGACTACAACGCTCGGGGCCTTGCGATCATTGATAAGATCCGAAACGCAAGCTCGTTTGACCAGGCAAGACGCATTGCGGAACTTGCGGGATCTCCAGACCTCGCTAAGGTGAAGTTCTTATCTCAAGGGTCTTACGACGCGCTTCGAGGTCAGCCCAACTCTAGCGGCGGGGCGGCGGGAATTCAATCATCGGCCGAGTTCGACGCGGCGGTCATTAACATGAAAACCGCGCTTGAAAGCCTCGCGGTTGGCGCAACCCCGCTTATCCAAGGGTTTGCAGATTTAACCAGCGCGGCGGCCGCAGCGATTAAGGTGTTTAAGGACATTGACGACGCGGTACATGATTTTGTGGCTCGGCTATTGGGTGGGAAATCCGAGCACTCCAACGCGCTCCGTGATAACACGCGAGCCATTCAAGAAAACACCAACCAGTATCGGGAAGGTACCTATGGTGGCGGGCCGAGAACTCGCGGCGCGGTTCCTCGAAATCTAAATGGCCTACCGGGTAGTGGGTATTCCAACGCGGACTATGGCCTAATCTGAGTTAGAATAGGGGCAATGATGCACCCTCCACAACCTCAGAGTAACGGGCTCAAAGTGGCACTGATAGTGCTGGCGGCCATCGTTGCGATTTTAGTTGTTGATCGAATCAGGTTTCAAATGAGCCTGAACCGGCTATCAAACAGCATTCAAGAAAGTTTTGATAGGATTCACGCGACGCCGGCCGAGCGAGCGTCAAAACTAGCTATCGGGATGACCAGGGAACAGGTAGTCGCAGCCATCGGTGAACCCGATCACGATTACGGAAAGGTCTTCCACTACCGAACGGACGGGACCGATCAGCCGTACATCGTTGGGTTTGATGACAACGGGAAGGTCGAAGGGTTCAACGCGAGGCCACTCACGCAATCCGAAAAAGACTACGCGCGAGATCCTCGAACTATGGCTGATTCATTGGCTGTAGGCGATACCGCCGAACAAGTTCTCGCGCAGCTTGGGCAACCAACCTCGCGAACCACATCCACAAACGAGCATCCAGCGGTTTGGCGGTACGAGACCCAAAACGGAACCTTGCCAATCGAAATGGCAAACGGGCGAGTATTCAAGATCTACCCTGTCGAGTAAAACTTCTACCCAGCACCCCAGGGCCTCGCGATCATCACGGTCGCGGGGCCTTTTCATTTCAACACCATGAGCGGAACCGGCGTTTTTGATAACCGATCCACGCGGCTGGTCTTCAATGACTATCTGCCATCGGTCATATCGCCGTGGGTGGCAGTTGAGCGAGACGCGCCGGAGATGGCTCGCTCGTCCGAGTCGCAAGTCTCCCAGATGATACGCATTCAGGGGATCGGGTGGCAGCTCGAATCCTATCACTCAAAGCCCAGTGATCCGGTTTGGCTGACGGCGGCCGCATCGGGCAATTTGTCGGTAGCAAACGGGGCGTCCGTGGCTCCGAAAATGGTCGAGGAAGACTCTTTCGTTAAACCGTCACTCTCCGGCGTCAGCTACGATTCGAGCGTTCAGGCATCCGGCGCGCCAAAGATCCAAGCCAAGTACGCGGCGGTTGACGACCGGTCTACCAACACGCTCTCGACTGACCAGTCCTCGTATCCAGGGCCAAACACTTCCGAGGACGCGACAAATCTTGACCGGGTTTACAAGTTCACGTCCACCAACCCGGACGACGACCTGCAATTTCGGCTCCATGCGCCCGGAAGCTCGATTGTGCCGAGCGTTACGCTCGCGACGTTCTACTTTGGCGGCCCTGCGGGGTCCGATAAGGCGGCCTCGAGCGATTCCACGAAGTTTGGCCAGGGAAAATACGCGCTCAAGGTTCGAGGGGATGGTAAGTGTTGCCTCTACGAAAAGTTAGCCGACAACAGTTGGCTGCTCCGCACGACTTTTCCTTGGTTTGACCCCTCGGAGCCTATTCGATCCACCGACGCGGTTTTCAACGTGTACCGGCGAGTTTGGGTGGACACGAACGGAGACTACCAAGGTGACCGGTTGGCGTTTGGCGTTAAAGCCGTGATCGACGCGGCGACCGGGACAGAAACGGGGTTTGGTGGGGTTGCGGCATCGGCGGCGTTTCTGGCCTCGTACAACGCGCCCGTCAAGACCTTTGAGTATGTTCCCCCTCGCCTTACCCAGAAGGCCACAACGCTTGAATCCAGCCATTCACCGGTCCGCATAGATCTTGCCCGGGACGTTCGCGCCAGCTTCTCGGTCGCCAAACACGTTTACAAGGATTCCGGCTACATCCTAGACGACTGGATGGATCTTGGGGTGGCCATCGGCACGTCGGAGAACATCTACGTTTACATCTACGGGGTGAAGCCTTCGGGTTCGGACTGGAGTCTCGCGGTTTACGACCAAAACGGAACTGCGCTCTCATCGGCCGGCGCGATTGCGACCGCTACCGTCCCCTACGGCGTGGTTAGCGTTCAGGGGTTCACCCCGACGGCTCGCATGTCGAAAGTGCGAGTAAAAGTTTCCGCGACGGCAAGTTCAGATAAGTTCAAGACCCCGACCGTCACAAACTACGCGGTTTACAAAGCACCGGTCTACACCACGGACAACCCACTCTCGCTGGCCTATTGCCCTACCTACGGTAGCAACCTGCCGCGATCGACGGTTGAAAGCGTGATGATCCACAACCCGGATCAAAACCCGCAGACCGACACGGCTACGATTACGGTTTCGGACCTCTACGGGGACCTGTCGTTTTTGGGGAACCGGAACATGGTCCCGATCCTCGTTCAGACGCGGTACGACACGACATCGACCAACTGGGCCAACTTGTTCCGCGGCTACGTGCTCCAGGCCACGGGCGAAAACATGCGAAATGGCATCGTTCGCTGGACGCTTCAATGTTCCGGCGAATGGGCGCGAATGCAAGAAACGACGCTTCCGATGCGTAAGTCTTGGGCGGCGCGGACTTCGGGAGGCGCGGTTTACAACGTCACGGACGTCATTCGCTATTACGCGCAGCTCATCTACCCGGCGAGCATGGTGGACGTGCCCGATATTTCGGTTCCGCTGCTGGGTGATGACCCGAGCGCACTGACGCCGGAACCGGGCTCAAAGGTCTTCGACAACGCCAAGGGGCTTTGCGATGACTACCTTGGGTCTTACCTCGACTTCGACCCATCGGCAGGCTCTAAGGGCATGCTGCGGATGTTCACTCAGAAGAAACCGCCGTACAACAACCTCGCGGTGTTTGAGATAAAGCACCCGACCACGCTCGCGGGTGACGGCGTTCCCAGGCTTCCCCAGTTTTGCGCGGCTTACGGGACGACGACTTCAAGCGGGCAGACAATCCAATACCTTCCGATTATCGCGGGGTCTTACCGGTCTTGGCTTGAGAAAGCCGAGGGAAACCTCGTGCGGGTGGTTGGTGGAGCCCACAACGAAGACGCGTCGAAAGCCGGAACCGTCGGGATGGGGATTATCAGCCAGTTCGCCATTAAGACGGATTCGTTTAACTTCCTTGGCTTGGCATCAAGTGCGTCCCACTACCCCGACGGCAGTTCACCTGAGTTTTACGGGCGCGTGGTTCCGATTACGGTGGTCGATTTCAAGTGCGGAAGCCAAGACGCGGTCAACTGGAAGTGTCGCCGGATCTTCGATAAGGCATGCTACACCCAGTTTTATCTGCGGTTTGAGGCTCCGCTTATCCTGGTCACCGACATCAACGATTCGTTGCAGACGAGCCCGAGGCCGCTGCGGTATTACGACGCCGTCCAGGTGCGACAACCGGACGCGTCGCTCGCTCAATTTCTGGTTGTGAGTTGCACTCCGTCTTACAAGAAGGATCACGTACAGATGGCTGAGTACGTTCTCGTGACGCAATCGAACATCAACACAATCGGGATTGTGAACAAGGAATCGCGGGGGTATCGAGCGTTTAAGAAAGCGCTTTCGAGGGCGAAAGGCAGCCAAGAGGAATTCAACTCCTACAAGTCGTCTCAGCAGGCGTCAGCGGACCATCTGAAGTCTCAGATGATGGGGCTTCCGACGTTTACCGCGCTCCCTATCCAGGATTTAGACCCAACAAGTTCGACGTTTGGCCAGTTCATCAACATGAGCTCGTATGACGCGGTCCCGAGTCGGCACTAGCCTTTGTTTCGATGCTGCCGATGAAGCCAAACAAGGTACGCGGACACGGTCAAGCCCAGTTTAGCGGCCTCGGTTTCGATCTCGGCTTTGATCTCCACGGTCACTCTGACGCGAACTGTCTGGTCCTTCATGCCTAGTTAGGTTGTCGGAAGGTTGACGCGTGGGCCTTTTGTGGCTACAATGGGCCTACAATGCTCAAAACGCTTATTCCTGACCCTGCCGGATTTCGAGAAGACCTTATCAAGCTCGCCGTTCTTGGCGTGATGCTGTTCTTCGTTTACCAAATCGCGCACACAAGCTTCGTGAAATCGAGCGAGATCTACTCGCACGAAGACGCTTACGTTTCTCCTCATGGCTTATCGAACAGGCAGGTCCCGGCGGCTCTACTTCCGGGGGAGCATGGCGGTGCCGGTTCACTTCCACGCGGAAGCGGATCCCATCAAGTCGGGTGACACCTGGCAAAGCCAACTGGGGTTTGGTTACTGCGTCACCGAAGCTCTCGGGTGCGTCTTTAATGTTCAGTCGTCCTCGGTCTATTCGGACGACGTCGCATCGAACCAGATCACGCTCTATTACGACACGGCGATCACTTGTACGGCTCTCGGAATCAGTAGCGTTGATAATGCCGCAGTCGTCAACGACTACTTCGATCCTCGCTCGAGGCCGCTTGATTACACTCACGCGGGTTCCTTTTCGTGGAAGGTCTATCTAGACGTTGAGGAGTGGTTCGACCCTTCTGCGCCACCGACCGACGTAACGACGATTGACGGGACCGATTTCCCTTCGTTTGGCGGGGCGGCCCAGGTTGACGGGGTTTCGGCGCGAGGCGGCGCATTTTACGAGCTACCGAAGGTTGGCGGGGCGTTCTACGCGGAACTCTCGGGAGAAGGGCGGTTCTGCTCGATCTCGCGGACTATCGGGAGCACGTTCCCGAACCTGGTCAGTTACGAAAACTATCGCGAAGTTTTTAGCGAGCTTTATCGCTGCTCGGCTACGTTTTCGGTCTACGGCGAATTCTGGGACGGAACCACGGCCACGGGCATCGGCTCAGTCATCTACTCACAATCGGCCACGAACGGATCCACAACCGCGACGTGCAATTTCGGGCCGACGACGTCCATTGTCGCATCGGACAGCGCGACTTACGCGCTCGATGGCCATCAATACAGCATTGCCAAGCAGTACTGCTCGATGGATTACAACTGGACGTTTAAGGGCAACCTGCGAACGTTCACGCAGGCTTACCCTGGCAGTCTGACGGCTCACGTGTCTTCGGCGGGTCTTTCGACCGATGTAACGTGCGCACCAACGGGCTCGGCGAGTATCACGCAACGGTACGCGGTCTATCAGCCGACGCCAGCCGCGACACCAAAAACGAACTACTCACTCGACGAGCGCGGTTCAATGCGGGTTTGGGTCACGGGGCTCAGCGCGGCGGGCGAAGACTCCCGCGACTGGCGCATGATGATCCTCGGTTTTCGCCGGGACGCGGTTCAGCTCACGCACAATAACCCGGAGACGCTTGACGACGGGACGAGCCTGACCGGTTGGACGGCAGGATCGAACACCACGCAATCCATCGTGAGCGGCGCGGTTCGGTTGACAGTGTCGGGGGGCACGGGCTCGGCTTCGCGGGCGTTTACGCTCTTCAGCTCCGAAGCCTACCGGTACCTGCGAATCAGAGCCAAAGCGGACACGGCGCGGACGGTTCAGGTCACGATAGCCGGGAAGACTTACACGCTCTCGCTGACGTCGTCCTACGCTGACTACGACCTCGACTTGGCAATGTGGCCGGGTGAGACTTCGACGGTTTTCACGAAAGACACCCGCAACCCGATTCGCGGTCCGGCCGATACGCCGGCCGATGGGTTTCCGCAGCTCGAAAGTGAGTTCGGATGGGGTATCAACCGGATCGCGTCTATCGGGTTCGGAGCCATCAACTCGGGCGCGGTCATCGACATCGACGCCATCACATTGGTTCGAAAGCGCAACGCGTACTTGACCAACTTGGCGGGGTTCAAGTATTGGCCGCTGATGTGGTCATCGCCGACAGACAACACGCTTGGGCAGCCGTTCTTTTCGCTCGCGACCGACGAACGCGGGCCGCTGGATCTTTGGCATTGCGCGTGGGTTCAGCCGCTTTCAGGCAGCGGGAACTACCTCAGCTACGTATCGCAATCGGCGATGGTGTCGCGGCTCAACACGATTCGCGGGCTATCGGCTACGATGCTTTCCGACCACGCGGATGGCTACCACACGTCGGGCCTAGAGTCATACCTACTGGGTGGCGGGGGCGCAACGTTCGACTACACTAGCGGGGCGGCCTCGCCTTGGGCGTTCTACGTTGACAAGGCCATCACGACTTCGACCGTGATCCAGTCCCAGGATCTTTGGGATCAAGTCAGTATTTACCCGGGTGCCGGCGAAGTTTGGACGAGCGGAGCGTACAACGTGGCGACCGTCTTGGCTTCGTGCAAGTTCTTGCGGGGTGATGCGGTTGGGATGGCTGGCGACAGCACTGGCTCGGCGATGTCTGGCCAGACCGTAGCGACCTACAAGACGGCTTCGACCTCTACCAGTGGTGGTTCGGCAACAACCGGCACCTATGGGCAGTATGAGACCGGCACACCTTGGGGCTTTGGGAACATCCGGTACACGACCGAGTTTCGTGGCACCACGCCCTATCTGACGGCAAACGAAATTTGGGATAACCGGCGGCGGGCCCGGACTTCGTTCTGCAAAGTTATCATCGTTCCCGGTCAGCCGGTTTGGCATCTTCAGGACCAAAACGGACGCATCCACATCGCCACGGTTCACAACGGAGACGTTGTTTACTATCGCGGGAAGTACGTCACCCCCGAGGCCGGGTGGTTCAGCACCAACACGGTCACAGCGTTTGGCGACGTGACCGGGGCGCGGATGGCTATCAACCCGCGTGACCGCTCGATTGTGATGATCGTGGCGCGAACGGCGGCGGGTACTACCAACCTTTGGAAGCTGACTTCGCACTCGGACGGTACCGATTTTGACGGAGGAGCACTCTTTATGAGCAACGCAATCGCCGGGACGCCTTGGGCCGAAAGGTCGGGCGCGATGGGCATTTCTTGGTTCCAGTACGACTCTGGCACGTCTGGGCAGGGCAAGCAAAAAGCCCAGTACAAGCGGATGGGATCCAACTCATTCGGAACAACATTCACGTTCAAGGATTCGACCTCGACCGACATTGCCGTTGCGGACGGTGGCTGGTCGGTGGTTGTGCCTGCCCACGATAGCCAGCAGCGGCTGACCTGGACGCCGGTTATCCAGGGCGAGACTTCGCCTTCGGTTTGGTACTCCACCGACGACGGCAAAACCTGGCTCCGCAGCTCCTAACACCCTTTAACCCACGCTTCATCCATCAAGCCTCGCGCCCCTTCTGGCGTGGGGCTTTTTCTATGCCCGGAGGGCTTACACATCATGGCAATCGGTACCAAAGATTCAGTAACACTCACAACGACGCCCTACAAGGCATTTACGGGGACCACAAGCCCCAACCAATTCCGTTCGGCAGTCAGAATTTGCGCGGGTTTGTCTAACACTGACGCGATCTACTTTCTAATTGTGAAGGCAGGCGACACAGCTCCAGCCAACCTTGCGGCCATCACGGGCGACCCTCGATCTATTGCCTTATCGGCGGGCGACGAATACTTTGGCGCGTCGGATTCCGGTTTTGGATCTGACATCTACCTCGTAGCCAACTCGGGCAGCCAGGCGGCAGTTGTTGAAGAAAGCGGAGCGTCAGCAGATCCCCAAGTCATCAAGAAGGCGGCCGCAGTTCGTCTTCAGGACGGTTCTAACGGTAACCAGGTCACGGTCCAAGCGTTCCACAACGCGGACAACCAGCAGCTCTCCGCTACGTCTTACGGCCTTTTGACTGGTGGCGTCCCGCAGCTCGTTAACCTGGCCGGTGGCCTTGACCGACAGCGCGAGGTAACGACCGACAACAACCCTGGACAGGGCTACCCGATTGCGGTCACGGCGATGGGAATGTCACTGGTTACGACCTCCTCCGGCAACTACGCGATCGGCACGAGCACGTTTACCCTCACGGCGGTCTCGGGCACGTACAACGGCGTCCCGTGGTCGATCCAGCCGGGCACGATTCTCATTTTCGAGCCCGACACGGCGAACCAGGAATCGCTTGAGGTCAGCACCGTAAACGCGGGAACGAAGGTCGTCACGACCATCTCGAACTCGACGATTGCACACAACGGATCCACGACCGCGTTTAAGATCTCAGGGTTCACGTACAACATCCAGCGCGACGCGAGCGGAGAGCCGAGCGGTACTCGTGGCCGTGGTGCTCCGACGGCTATTCCGTACCTTTACAACGGAGGAGCGGCGAACGGAACCGCCAACTACGACAAACTTCGATCACTGGAAGGCGAAAAGGGCGTCGTCACGTACCTCACTAGCGCGGCTGCGGCAGGAGCGACATCCGTAGTTCTGGCATCAGCGACCGGCTACGTAGCGGGTGAGCACTTGGTTGTTTTGGACGCGATAACCGGTCCAGACAAACTCTATTCCCGGCAGGATTACACCAACGGTACGACGACAGTTGTCCTTGAAAACCTGCCCGCAAACGCCCACGCGGTTGGAGGGTCCTCGACGCTGACAAGCTCTCCGAGCGCAGGCGCTACGACGTTTACGGTTGCGTCCAGCACGGGCCAGACTCAGAACCAGTACGCGATTATCAACCCGACGGGAGCCAACGCTGAGTTGATCATCATGACCAACACTCCCGGAACTACGGTCACGTGCGCAGCACTCCAGCGGCCTCACGCCTCGGGCGAGACCATTGTCTACGGTCCGCTGTTCTTCTATGACGCGTTTGATGTCCTCGGACCTCAGACCGGAATCATGGGGGTCGCTGCGGAAGAGGCAATGGCGATTGCCGCATGGGATCCGGCGTCTAAAAGCATTCGGCTTTTGACGGTGACTTCCCAGAACGGTCAGCCAACGGGAACCACGTTGGCTGTGTCGCCTGGCCTTAGTGACGGTTCAGGGAACGTTGTCGCTCAAAAAGCGGGATCAGCTACAGGTGATGCTCACCCGGCCAACACCTCAGCATCGGTTGCTTTGTCGCTCTACAACGGCACCACGTGGGACCGACAACGATGTTTGCCCAACGCTACTGGAACAGCTCGCGTTACGACCGGTGGAGGGCAGACAACGGCTATCGCGGCGGCCAACGCGTCAAACACTGTTGTAAAGGCGTCTAGCGGA